TGAAAAAAAGCAAGGACCCATGAAAAATTCCATGACTTTTCGGAGTCCATCTTTCCTGTCGGGTGTGGCTGACAACCCGAACAGGTGGCGCGGGTTGAGTTTGAACAGTGCTCGACTGAACGACCGCGCGCAGATGTGGTGACACTCGTCCACGATACACGTCCCGATCGACGCGAAATCTTCCGTCGTGTATTCCTTCTGCGAAAGACTCTGTAACATGGCGATGACGAAATCCGCCTCGACGTCGAGTCGTGGACCCTGCACGACCCCGATCGTCGACCCTGGACAGAACTGGGCGATGCGTTCGCGCCACTGATCGGCGAGAAAACTCTTGTGTACCACGATCATCGTGCGGTACCCCAGCCGAGCGGCTATCGCCAGCGCACACGTCGTCTTCCCATACCCACACGGTAAACTGAGGAGCCCAGAAGAAGCCTGAATAGCCGAGTCAACGGCGGCATTTTGGTGGGTGGTGTCTCGAAGGACTCCGGTGAATGGAATGGGACACCGCGTCGGCGGCGTTCGTTTGTCTTCGTCGGGGGGTCCAAACTTTGTTTGGGCATAGAACTTGGGGACGCATATACCACCCGTCTTTTTCGCCATACGAAAAACTTTGAAAGGTGGTGCTGGAAAACCTCCATAGTCTTTATTGTCTGTGATTGGACGTACTGTCAACTCTTTTTTTATTTCGGGTATGGGACCTTCGTACACGATGCACCCACTCGCGGTCAAGACCGTGCGAACCATTATCCAGAGATATTTTCATTTTTTTATATTACAAACATTTTTCAGGGCAGTGACAATTCTAATTAAGATTCTATTTTGACTCTCGATTTGATTACCGATATTGACCAGGGCGGAGCACACGGTGTCCCCATCCGGTGTCGCCAGGACGGACGCCAACATTTCGCCGAGCTCCTGCATCGGATCCTCGAACGGGGCGAGCCCGTCGTCGTCTTCGTCGTCGGAGTCCTCGTCTTCGGTGTCCTCGACGATTTCCCCCTCCTCGATTTCATCGTCGTCCGTCTCAAAGTCTTCTTCATCAGCGATGCGTGCACCCTTGTCGTCGACCACAATCGTCATTATACCATGGGCTGAGAAAAGTCACCGGAAAAAATCACGCATCCAGGGGGCATGCGGGATACTCAGGCGAAAATTATTTTCTCAGCGTATAGTACAAACACATTCACAATGGCGGGCGGTCTTATGCAGCTCGTCGCCTACGGAGCCCAAGATACCTACCTCACTGCGTCCCCGAAGGTCACCTTCTTCAACGCGGTCTACCGCCGTCACACTAACTTCGCTATGGAAGTTATTGAACAAACTGTTAACGGTACCGCGGCCAACAACGGTCGTGTCAGTGTAACTATTGCTCGCAATGGCGATCTTATTTCCGAAATGTACGTCGAGATGGTTGCCGCGTCCCTCAACACGTCCTCCGTCGGTGGTTTGGCCACGGCGTGGGCGGCGGAGCGCGCCATCAAGGATGTTGAGTTGTCCATTGGCGGCCAGCGCATCGACAAGTGCTACCAAAAGTGGTGGCGTTTGTACTCGGAATTGTACCTCGATTCCTCCAAGAAGGCGACGTGGGGTAAGATGACGTCCGGTTCCGGTCAAGCCATCTATTTGCCGCTTATCTTCTTCTTTAATCGCAACCCGGGCTTGGCTTTGCCGCTCATTGCGCTCCAATACCACGAGGTTCGTTTGGACTTCGACCTCTCGTCCGAGTTCACCGGTTACACCGACGGCTCTACTTTCAAGGTTTGGGGTAACTATATCTACCTTGACACAGAGGAACGCCGACGCTTCTCCCAAAAGGCGCACGAGTACCTCATCGAGCAAACCCAGCACACCGGTACGGACACGGTGACCCAAAACGGCACTAAGCAAGTTCGCCTCTCCTACAACCACCCGGTGAAGGAGCTCGTGTGGTGCTTCAACGACGGTGCGGTCGCCAACGCCTCCGCGTGGAACTTCACCGCCCAAGCCGCCAACAACGACGTCGTCCTCGAGACCGACCCGACGGCCATCGCCGCCTCCAACGCCTTCGTCCCGATTGAACAAGTTGGTGCCCCGCTCTACGCGGTTGGTACCGGTGCGTCCACGGAACGCTGGATTGAAGAAGGCACCTCCGGCGCGTACGGTCCGCTTTCCGAATTCAAGCTCGTCTTGAATGGACAGGACCGAGCGAAGGCGCAAGACGGCAAGTTCTACAACCAAGTCATGCCGTACATGCACCACTCCGGTTCCCCGTACCCGGGTATCTACTGCTACTCGTTCGCGCTCCGACCGGAAGAGCACCAACCGACCGGTACGTGCAACTTCTCGCGCATCGATAACGCTCAAGTGTCGGTGACGCTTAAGAACACGGCGAAGACGACGATGCACCTCTTCGCGACTAACTACAACGTTCTTCGCGTGCAATCCGGTATGGGCGGCCTTGCGTTCTCCAACTAAGTTTGCCATTTCACCTGGCGTAATTAAAAATTTCAATTTTGATTTTTTCGTGTAATTAAAAATCAAAATTGATTGTAGGTCGGTCATGAAGAAGGAGTGTAACAAGTGCGGGGAACGCAAACGACTTGAGGATTTCCCAAAACACAAAACGTGTACTGACGGCCACCTGAATACGTGCAAAAAGTGTCGCCATGAATACATTAAAATTTACAGGGCACGGAACCGTGATAGGATCAACAAGGTGCGACGTCAGAAAAGGCGCAAACCCGAACCGGTGGAACCCGAACCGGTGGAACCCGAACCGGTGGAACCCGAACCGGAACCATCCGTCACGAAAGTGTGCAACAATTGTTTAGAGACAAAATCACTCGGGGATTTCCCAAAGCACAAAACATCCGCGGGTGGGCGCCTGAACACGTGCAAGAAATGTCGTCACGAGCATATCAAGTCGTACAGGTCAAAAAATAGAGATAAAGTAAACGAAGCTCGACGTAAATTGTATCATGGTGAAAAACATAAAAAAATAAGGGAACGAGAGAAATTGCAAAAAGAATTCCTGGAGGTTCTCCGGAAATTTGATTTTCCACGTTCGGACGCACGAAAACGTGTGATGCAGCCAGAACAAAAAGATTATGAATACGTTACACTCGGAATTATAAAAAACAGAGAGAGTGTCGTGAAAAAATTTAACAAACCGAAATTCGATTTATCCCGAAAAACTAAAAGAACAAGGTACAACAAAATATATACCAAGGCAAAGAAGCTCATGAAGATGTACAACGACAAATTTTCTTTCACGTCAGTCGTCATTAATAAAAATCAACGGGCCGCGCGACACAAAGACGCAAATAATGCCAGCGACAGTTACATCATAGGTTTGGGGGATTACACCGGGGGTGCGTTGCGAGTATGGAGCGAAGATGAAGAGACGTTCGAAGATCACGACATAAAAGACACATGGTTTAGGTTCAACGGCGCGGCGCACTTTCACGAAACACTCCCATTTGAGGGTGAACGGTATTCCATCGTGTATTACAAAATATGAGTTTCTAAAAAATCAATAATATCTCGGGTGTCCTCTTCCGTTTCGTGATTGAATTCAAAAACTGTAAAGTGAGACATGATGTTTTGTATCTTCGTTCGTCGACCCTTTATGAAAGATTCGGATTGTGAAGATCCCCGTTCCTCGTAACGTCGTTGCCTAACTGCATCTGACACTGAAAGCACTAAGATCGAAACGTCGTGTCCGAGACGTTCCGCTTCCCTGAAGAATTTTACAGACGTGAGACGGTCGCCCTCAAAAATCGTAACAGCGTGTGTAGGGTTCTGTAGGTATTGGATGGCAACCGGTTGCACGGCCATCGAAAGTTTGTCCGTACCAGCAAATACATCTCCTTCTCTGTATTTTCCAAAGACACGAATGCCGTCGCGTTCGTTCAGGTGACTGTTGAGAAGTTTCATGGGAGTATCCTCAACCCACTCACGCGTCTCCATCCACCGACGCATGAGCGTTGTTTTACCCGTTCCGGGCATTCCCACGATGCCGATCAATTTCATGAATACACATGTGGACTATTTTATAAGTATGCATATTAAGATGCTTCCATGGCACGTTAATATGTATGTATGTATGTATGTGAATTGATTTATTGGTCTTCGAGAGCACAGCACGTGTATTCGTAGATGCCTTTATGAGTGTCGTCACCGGCGGATGCCCCAGCGATGTCGTCGACCGTCTTGATGGAGGTCATCACCTTCGGCCAGCACCCGGCTTGGTCGAGGTGAATACCGGCGTGCAAACCCTGGTCGACCGGGCGATCCTTGTTGTAGTATCGGTACGATCTCCTCGTCTCACACGAGTCTTTGTTCACCTTGGCCGGACTGCACGAGTAGTTGGTCTTCATCTTTTGGCCAACCTTTTCGAATTCGTACCCTTGAATCGGAGACGTCCCACAATTCATGCTCATGAGGGTCTTCCACGGCTTTTGCCACTGCGCGCCTTCGTTGAGAGGTTCTTCGACGGTGGGGGTGGATTTTTTCTTGCTTCCGGGGGCGCTGATGTTTTGCGTGCAACCCGCCTCAAAGTAGTGGTTTCCGTTCGGGAGCCACTTCGATTGTTCATTGTTATAGTAGTAGTGCCTGTGATTGCGAGTGTTGTGAATACCGCCCATGTCACCGCAAATGGCACCGGTGCCGTCGATGCCCTGCGACTCATTTTTCCATCTGTTATACGGCCACGTCGGGCTCATCACGAGCTTTTTGAGCTTGTAACGAGCGAAGAGGTAATCCTCCACCTTTAAGATTTCCTCGATCGTCAACTCACGATCGTAGAAGAGAACCTCCGCCACCGCCCAGATGGACTTTTCGCCGTGACCACCCCAATTGCCGGCGCGCGCCTGACCGTAGTTGATCGACATTTGCGTGGGGGTGATGGCAGAATGGTTCGTGAGACCGCTTCTTCTTAAGCCTTGGAACCGGTAGAGGTGCTTCTGATCCGTGTTAACGGTGAAAATGTCTTGCCAGTGCGGCGTGCCCCACTCCGGTCTGTGCCAGTGAGCGATGGCACCGGTGCCGTCACGGTGCGCCATGGCGATGTGACCAGCATGCGAACCGGAGACGAAATTACCGTCCGTACCGTCGAAAATGCGACCCATGCCCGATTTACTCCAGTCGGCCACTATTTGGGTATTGTAGCGCGAAACGTGAAACATTGTAAATTTCTTACCACGGGTGAGAACCTCCTGTGGGAACCGGAGACCGTCTTCGAGACCACCGATGAGGTACTTGACACCACCGGATGTCTCATCGCCGTCGATCGCCTCCGGGGCGCCGAGAATTTCCGTCACGTTGTTGTTCTTTCCACTCTTATCCGTCCACACGAGGTCGTCGTCGTTCCAACTCGCCCCATCGAACCAACCAACAAGTCCGGAGATGCTTTTAGGATCGAAATCAGCCTTGTTTTCATCAACCTCAACGGCGACAGTCTCGTCCTGGTCGGCCTGTTCCGGGGCATCCTCGTCCTCTTCACCCTCCTGTGACATAGCGACTGCACCCGTTTCATCCGCTCCTAAATTTTCCGGTTCAACCGGGGGCTTGGCCGGAGCCGGGGCCGGGCCATCACCGCCTGACATTACAAAGTAGGCGACGACCAGTGCCACCACCACCACCAGCATGACAACGACGCCGATGATCGCGGCGCTCATTTTATATTAGTATGGTGAGAGAAAAAAAATGATTACGCGTCCTCGAGGGCGCAACACGTGAACTTGTATTTCGGCGAACCGTCTTCGTCCGTGTACTTGAATTGCGACATGACCTTACCGGGACCACAATCAGCGGTTCTTCCGTGGAGGGCTTCGTTCATGCCGGCGTCCGCGCCAACCTCGACCTCGTGCGACGTACACGATTTTTTATTCACCGGCGCATTTTGGCACTTGTAGTTGAGACGAAGCCTCGTACCGTCACCGGTTTCTTCAAAGGAGTATCCACCGATGGCTCGTCCCTTGCAGTCCATGTCCATGAGACCTTTGTATGAATTTTTCCAATCGGAAATCTCAAAGTATTTCGTTTGCTTGGTGTCGAAGCCACCCTCGAGGCCTTGGATGCATCCGGTGTCGAAATGTCGTCTTTGATGCACCCCGTGCTGAAGGACGCGATTGAAGGATATCGCACCCTGGTCGCCACACTCAGCACCCATGTATCCCAATCTTTCCAAATCCTTGCCATCCCTCCAAAAGTTGAGCATGTGCATGCGCGTTCTGGCCGATTTCATAATCCGGTACTTACGCATGAGGTAGTTTTCGATTTTCATCATTTCATCCAGGGTGAGTTCCCGGTTGAACACGATAACTTCGGCGACCGCCCAATCACTGTTCTCGGTGGCCTGCAGTTGACCGTCGTTGATAGTCAATTGTCCTGGAATAAGTGCGGATTGGTTCGTGGCACCGCTCCTCTGGAGGCCGTTGTAACGCAAGAGGTGCTTTTGATCGGTGTGAACGATGAAATCGTCGAAACTTTGTGGACGCAACCAGTGTGCGATGTAACCCGAACCGGAGCGGTGCGCGGTACCCACGTGTCCACCGTGGAATCCACTGACGAAATTGTTATCGATGCCGTCGAAGATGCGTCCACGTCTGCTACCATTGTATCTGGCAACGTGGAACAGGGTGTATTTGCGACCGGTTGACAAGACAGGCACAGGGAATTTCATCCCCGCGCTCGGGCCACCGAACAAATACTTTTGATTATTCGAGCCATCGTCCGACGTGACGTCGATGGAACCCTTCACCTCGGTGACGTCGTTCTTGGCCTCGGATTTGTCTTTCCAGACCTCGTTGTCTTCGTCCCAAGAGTCTCCGGTGTACCATCCGGTGAGACCCTTGATCTTCGAGGGATCATCCACGGCGGGGGCGTCTTCGGAGACTTCTTCCTTCACGGTTCCGTCTTCCCCCTCATTGGCGACGTCGTCTTCTGGCAATTCTGTGGTTTCTGCTGGGTTTTGGGTCGCGTCCTCTTCGACCGGACCGGTGGCGGAGGCTGGGCCAGTCCCGTCGTCTTTGAGCAAGAAGAACAAGAGCACACCAACCACGACTAAGATAATTCCACCTATCACGAGGGCGTTCATGGTTTACAATACACAATTATTTTTTTCGTTAAAGGTAAGACTCGAGTACTGATTAAAATGAACAACGTGTTTACTGATGGAAGCGCCCTCGGGAACCCTGGACCCGGTGGGTGGGCGTGCGTGGGACCGGGGTTTGAACTCGTCGGGGGCACGGCGAAGACGACGAACAATATCATGGAGATGACCGCGGTGGCCGAAGCCCTGGAAAAGTGTCTCGAACTCGGTCTGGACGATCTCGTGGTGTTCACGGATTCCATGTACGTGAGGAACGGGATCACCAAGTGGGTGCACGCGTGGAAACAAAACAAGTGGAAGACGTCGAAGAACGAACCGGTGAAAAACCGCGAATTGTGGGAGAGGATTGACGTCCTGAGGGACAACTTTAAAAACATAGACTGGCGGTGGGTGAAGGCACACAACGGCAATCCCCTCAACGAAAAGGTGGACACCCTGGCGAGGAACAAGGCGACTGAGATTAAAAATATGCTCGGTAAGTAAGATGAGTGAAGATTGGGATCATAGATCCGAAGATCTTCTCAAGGAGTGGAAGCAAAAGGCCTCGGGGTATCGTTGGCTCCACACGCATGCCCGCATTCACTACAAATCTGTCTCGGACTGGATGTCGTACCCGTCGATAATCATAGCCTCGATCACGGGCCTTGGTGGTTTCGCAGTAATAAATCCCACGAGTACCGAGGAAGTTCCCGAACACGCGCGTTTTTTCCAAATCGTCTTCGCGACCCTGAACGTCCTCGGGGGTCTCCTGAATTCCATCTCGAAATTCAGTCAGAGCGCGTCTCTGGCGGAGAAGCACAGCGAGATGAGCACGGCGTGGTCGAAACTGTACCGCGCGATCGACATGGAACTGAGCCTGGATCCCAAGCACAGAGAGAAGGATAACATCACGGATTTGGTGCGTCAATTCAGACAAGAGTACGATCGCCTCTTGGAGGACGCCCCCGACATCCCATCGTGCAGCATTCTCGCGTATCAAAAAAAATTCAAAGACGACGATCGCGCCAAACCGGACGTCGTCAACGGTCTGTCACCGGTGATAAAAGTACAGAGCGAGAGAGCCATACGCGACGTCCTGACCCGGTGGAAACTCAACCTCAGTCGCGCACCCTCCACGGAATTACCACGACGACCTCGTTCGTATGAACACCGCGGCGCCGAAGCCTCCGAGGAGCACGGTGACGAGGCACGCGTGAAAACATTTGTCCCTATTCATCTACCGTAAACGGAGACTTAAAAACAAGGCCAAGGCCACGACCAAGACGTCGAAAGTAGTGACTTCGTAACGAAAGACACGAAAAAGTTTGTACCACATGGCGTGACACACGTTCTTCTCTCCCCGGTTTCCCCTCACGTCCCGCAAAAGCGTTGGGCACCCCCTCACGTTTTTCCGGTTCGTGCTCCACGACCCAGACATGGTGGCGTCTTCGTCCGTCCAGAACGAGTTTTCCCTGTCCACGCGCTTCCGGAGACCTCTAACGTAGGTGGTGTCGAGGTCGTATTGATAATCGAATTTGTGGTGGAGGATTTTCTGGGCACCCTCCCTGGTGACGAAATAGGCCGCGGCGGAGGCGGAGAGTCTCCCCGGCGCACCCCCACCCTCCGGACAGAGTCCATCGCAGTGGAGGGAGAGCATGTCCCACTCCCCGTGGGTCTGCGCGGTTTTCCGGAGAGCCTCGACGTCCACGAGTGGGAACGCGTCATCTTCGAGGATGAGGGCGACCGGTTTGGGATCCGTCTCGAGGAACGTCTTGAGGGCGACGATGTGGGAGTACGCGCACGCCATGTTGGAGTGGGGCGTGACGTGTCTGGCGTGGCGCGCGAAGTGTCTGTCCACGTCCTGTTCCGGGATTTCATCTCGCGTGAACGCCCTGATCCTCACCGGAAGAATTCCCACCTCCCGCAGACTTTGGGACTGTGCCTCGAATCTCTCCCTCTGAGAATCGAGATTTATCACGTATGTCGTAAAGTTCATACTTTATTTAATGTCTGATATTAATTCGTCGATGTCTCGGTAGTACCTCCGGAGATCCTTCATGAATCTCTTGTTATTCTCCAACACCTCACACTCCGGTTTATTTTTGTAAATCCACGCCAGGTTTGCCTTGGAGTATTTGGTCTCCTTCTGGTTCGGGGTGGGTTTCCGGGGTGTCACCTTTTTCACCTTTTTCGACGTCTCCGGGAGGGGGTCGACCCTCCTCGTGAACGACAGCGCCTGGAGCACGGTGTCCGCGAGGTCATCCTTCTTTTTGGATTTCGTAAAGGTCTCAATCCAACCCTTATTGGTGTCACCGGTGTGAATGAAATCCCTGCACCTCTCGATGGCGGTGTTCTTTCTCTTCCTGTACAGGGTTTTCCCCGAACCGGCGACGTCCGGGACTTTGTGACGAGCGTCGTAGAGGATGGTCTCCGCGCGGGGGCACTTGATGACGAAATAGCTGTGGAGAAAGTGCATGACACTCACCATCCGCTTATTCCTATCCGGTTGCTTCTCTATGAGGACGACGTCCGCGGTGAGAACCCACGGGCGTTCGTCGAGGTGTTTTCTTAAGGACACGTACAAACCGTCTCTGTGTTCCGGTGGGACACCGCTAACATCCCACTGTTCGATGCGATTATCGGACGTTTCGTTGAGTAAACACATGGCGAGATTTCGAATACCGACGTCGATACTTAAAATCATTAGGTAAAGATGTTGAATTGTTCTTTAATTGGATTTATTCTTCCCCCCGGCGACGAGCAGGATCACGAGGAAGGCGCAACAGAACGACACGCACGCGACGATGGAGATGATGCCGATGGTGCTCGTGAAAAATTGTTTCATTTTGTAGGGAATGCTATTGTTTCTCTTTTCAATGTTCTTCTCGATTT